TCTTCGCCGTCAAGAAGGCCGCCTGATGGCTACCGCGGTCAAGGCCCCCGCACCCTTGGTCCTCATCTCGGGGCCTTCGTTCTCGACGGACCTGTCCGCGACCGTCCTCGATACGATAAGCGCGCGGCCCTTGCACCGCGTTGGCATGAATGCCGGCACCCGCCTGGCCTTGGCCGACCCGCGGCCGGCCGCGTTCCAGATGGAGGGCGGGATCGCCCCGGTCCACGGCCTGGCCGTCCTCGGCCGCATCCACGTGTTCCCGCGCCGGCACGACCTCGGCGCTGTGGTCTCCGAGCAGGAGGCCGAGGTCGAGGTCTGGAACGCCGATATCCAGCGCGGTCACAACCTCCAAGAAATCGCCGTCGACGGCCCCGCGGGGATCGCGGTCGAGGACGACCTCGGCCAGCCGGCTCACTTCCCCGCTTCTGCCTCGCACATCTACCTGGTCAAGGTGTTGAGCGACGGTGATGCCTTAATCGATAACCTGGTCACCTGGGTGTTCACGGGGCAGGACCGCGCAGGGACCAACCTTCGGCTGCTCGGATTCCGGTTGATCCCGTTCCCGTTCCCGCCGAACTGGTCACAACCTGTGACCGAGACGATCGGGTTCATGACCGACATCATCGTCTCTTACCGGGGCATGGAGCAGCGCATCCAGTTGCGCGCCGTCCCGGTGGGCACGATCCGCTACGCGACGCTTTTGGACGACCTGCGGGACGCCCAGATGGCGGGCGCCATCCTCTTCGGCAACCAAGCCCGCGCGTTTGGGGTGGGTCGCTGGCAGTTCCAGACCCGGCTGCTGCAAGACGCCGCCGCGGGCGACCACGAAATCCTGTGTGACACCTCAGACATTCCGTTCGAGCCGGGCGGCATGGTCCTGCTCTGGACTGACCCCTACCACTGGGAGGTCCAGACCATCGAGAGCGTCTTGGCAGACCGCGTCGTTCTGGACTTCGGCCTCATCCAGTCTTGGACCGCGGGCCTGACCCTCGTCCTGCCGATCGTGGTCGGTCGCCTGTCGGACGACGAAGCGTTCACCTGGGACGCACTCGCGATCGGTTCGACCTCGCTCACCTTCGACATCGACGGATTCCGGCCATGAGCTACTTGGGGTACGACGTCCTGGAACTCAACTACAACCGCGTCGGCGCCCTCGAGGAGCGCCTGCGGCGGAAGTTCGTGCTCTTGAGTTCGAAGACCGGCCGGCGCATCGCCGACGAACAGGCGCCAGCCCCCGCGACCATGCGTCCCTTCACCTGGACGGCGATCGGCCGTGACGAGATCGCGGCCATGCGGACGTTCCTCGATGCCCGGAAGGGACGCGCCGTTCCGTTCTGGCTGCCCAGCTTCCAATGGGACCTCGCTTTGGCCGAGGACATCGCCCAGAACGAGTCCGGCGCCACGATCAGGTGGGTAAGGTACAAGCAGCAGATGTGGGGCACGACCGCAGCCCGCCGCCACCTCGCGCTCTGGTCGCTCGGCAGCAGCGTCATGGACTACTGCAAGATCACGGGCGCCACCGATCCGGCGAACTACCTGACTGAGACCCTGACCCTCGACCCGGTGGCGCAGCGCGACTACTCGCACACCCAGACGGTGCTGTCGTTCCTGAAGCTCTGCCGCCTCGACGAAGACCGTATCGAGGTCTCGTACCCCAGCCCCCAGGTGGCCGAAGCCACGATCCGGGTCCGCGAACTCCCCCTGGAGGCGCCGCTGTGACATACGACGCCAGAGAGAAGAGCCGGTACCTAGGCCAGCCCGTCGAAGGCTACCGGTTCGCCCAGGGCAGCAATTCGTGGTTCTTCACCTCGGCTGATCGGGCGATCACGTTGCCGGCAGGCGTGTTCGCCCCGGAGGCGATCACCCGCAGCGAACTCGACTTCTCCCAGGAAGACACGGGCGAGACCATCGAGTTGACCCTGCCTCGCGCCAATCCGGTGCCAGCGCTGTTCATCGGCGACCTGCCGTCCACCCCGGTCTGGGTGACGATCTACCGCGCCCACCGCGGCGAGGAATCGCTCGCCGTCACCATCTTCAGCGGCAAGGTGGTCCGCGCCCGGTTCGAGGAATCCGAAGCCATCCTCACCGGCGCGAGCCTGATGGCCATGCTGGCGCGCACCGTGCCTATCCTGGCCATGCAGACCCCCTGCAACCACGTGCTGTATTCGGCCGCGTGTGGAGCCGATCCTACCGCCTGCCGGGACCTGGTCTCCGTCACGTCGGTCGCGGGCGCGACTGTGACGTCGAACGGATTCGCCCTGCGCCCCAATCAGTGGTTTCGCGGGGGCCGCCTCGAAACCACTGCCGGCGAGACCCGCTTCATCGTCAGCCACCAAGGCAATACCGTCACCCTGATCTCCCCGCTGCCGGGCCTATCGTCGCTGGACCAGGTCAGAGCCTACTGGGGCTGCGATCACCTCGAGGCCACCTGCCGCACCAAGTTCGACAACCTCGTGAACCACCTCGGGTGGTCGCGCCTGCCGGGTCGCAATCCCTTCTCGGGGAGGATCGACTGATGGCCTTCTGGGTCCTGGCCCTGGTCTACATCGTCGGCACGGTCCTCTACGACGTCCTGCGTCCCAAACCGCAGTTCGATGCGCCGACGCCGTCCTCGCTCGGCGACTTCCAGTTCCCCACGATCGGCGAGGGTCGCGCGATCCCGGTCGTCTGGGGCACCTGCAAGCTGTCGGGCCCCATGGTCACCTGGTACGGCGACCTGCAGGTCCAGGCCATCACCAAGGAGGTCAAGACGGGGTTGTTCTCCTCCGACGACGTCACCGTCGGCTACCGCTACTACCTCGGCGCTCAGTTGGTGCTGTGCAGTGGCGAAATCGACGACGTCCTGCAGATTCGCTTTGACGACCGCGCGCCCCCCGCGGGTTATCCCCATGTTGGGGACGTGACCCAGATCCACATCAACGCCCCCAACTTCTTCGGCGGCGAGGAATCCGAGGGCGGCGTCGCCGGCAGTATCTACGTCTATCACGGGTCGCCTACCCAGCCTGTGGACACGTACCTGCAGGATCGCCTGGGCGACAACCTGCCTGCCTGGCGCCACGTCTGCCACGCCGTGATGCGGCATGTCTATCTGGGGACCAGCCCGTACATCAAGGCCATCTCCTTCGTGGTCCGACGCTGTCCCAATGGCCTGGGGCTGACCGGCGGTGCCGAGAACATCGAGGGCGACGCCAACCCGGCCGCGATGATCTACGACATTCTGATCTCGCCGGCTTCAGGGAACGGGCTCGGCCTGCCGGTGGGATTCCTGGATGTGGCAGCGTTCCGCTCCGTGGGGCAGACCCTGGCTGACGAGGGCCTCGGGCTCTCCATGCTTCAGGACCGCGGCACGACCGCGAAAGACCTCGTGCTCGAGATCCTGCGCCACATCGACGGTGTCATGTACGTCGAGCCCACGAGCGGGCTCCTGACGATCCGTCTGGTCCGCTACGACTACGACGCCGAGACGATTCCGGTGCTCGACGCGGACTCTTGCACGGTGAAGTCGTTCGCCCGCCCATCGTGGGGCGACCTCAAGAACACGGTGCGGATTGGGTACGTCAGCCGCGACGCCGGGTTCATCGAGAGTACAGCCCAGGCCCAGGACCTCGCCGGGATCGAGGTCCAGGGCGGCGAGGTCTCGCTCCAGGAACTCACAATGCGAGGGCTGTCCAACCCGGCGAACGCCCAGCAGGCCGCAGCGCGAGCCCTGGCCGCCTTGGCCTATCCGCTGGCCACGATCACGATCGAAGCCGACCGCTCAGCCTGGGCGCTGCGGCCCGGAGCGGTGTTCAAGCTCGTCTGGGACCCCCTCGGCATCGACGGCATGGTGTGCCGCGCGGTCCGGGTTGGCACCGGCCGCCTCGACTCAGGTCGGATCGAGATTGAGGCCATGGAGGACGTCTTCGCCGTCGACTGGACAGGCTACTCCACCCCGCCCGCTTCCGGCTGGGAGGACCCGTCCGGCGACGTGCCGGCCTTGACCGATCAGGCCGTTCTGGCCGCGCCCTACGAGGCGGTGAAGAACTACGGCAGCCTGGCACCTGGCGTGCAGTTGGCCATCACGCTCGCCGCGCGCGCAGCGTCGGGCATCTCCCTCGGCTACCGCGCCCACGTGGCCGACGGCGCTGGCGGATGGGCGCCGCCTGTCGATGTCCCGTTCTTCACACCTTCGGGAGTTCTCGCGACGGCGATCGACGAGCTCACGAGCGAGATCGTGGTTACCTCGGGCTTGGACACCGATCGGATCGCCTCGGTCAGCGGCCCCGATTTCGCGCTCGGCGCCAACGTCGCCTGGCTGTCCCATGACGGGCTGGAGGAGTTCATCGCGTTTCAGACTGTGGTTCAGGGTGAGGGCGGCATCACGCTGCAGGTCATCGCTCGCGGTTGTCTGGACACGTCGCCGACGGCATTCCCGGCCGGCACGCGCGTATGGTTCATTTCGTACGGCAGCCAAATCGTGAACATCCGCGGCCCGGTGCCGCCGACCATCAACGTCTACAACGACATCCGCCTACAGCCGTACAACAACCAGAGCGAGTTCAACTTCACCTCTTGCCCGACGTCGCAGGTCGTGGCAACCACGCCGGCGCGGTCGGAGACGGTCTACTGCCCGACCGACGTGCGCTTCAACGGGGAGAGCTATCCGACGACGATCTCTGGCGAGCTGACGGTATCCTGGTCGCACCGGAACCGGCTGGGGACCTGGAGTTACACCGACTCGGGCAAGACGACCTCGCCTGAGCCGGGAACCGAATACGACGTCCTGGTCTACGGTGAGCTTGGCACACTTGTCCACACCGAGTCAGGGCTGACGGGCACGTCCTGGACGTACCGTGAGGCAACGGAGATCGCGGAATCTGGGCTGGAGCGTCTGAATGACCGCCTGCAAGTCGTCGCTCGATCGTTCGGAGAGGGGAGGACGTGTGAAGCAACTCGTGTGATAGCGTGGTATCTCATCCGTATCGGAAGCGCGTGACACCGCCAATGCCGTGTTATTGTCGGGTGAACAACACCATTTGGAGCTCTCCTCACCTACCCGATCGTCTCAGGCTCCCAGAATCGGGTGATCGGTCATTGACATACAGCGAAGCGTGCCCTATATTGAACCACAGTTCATGGTCTGAATTCGTCGCCAGCCGCCTGCAAACCATTGCAGTACGGGGGGTTAACAATGCAGCTAGCGTGTTCTCCGCGGCACCAGAATTCGACCACTGCTGTTCCTAACCACCTATCACTGTACCGCTTGCCGTGGACACTCGCTGACAACGCCATCAGCTGGCTGGAACCCACGTCGGAATGCAACCTGAAGTGCGATGGCTGCTACCGTCAGAATGAACCGAGGTCTCACAAACCCCTGGCGCAGGTCAGGCAGGAACTGGATGTCTTTGCGCGCCTACGCCGTTCTGACTGCATCTCCATCGCCGGCGGCGACCCGCTTCTTTACCCGGACATCGTGCCACTGGTGCGGGAGATTCGAGCCCGCGGCTGGAAGCCCATCGTCAACACCAATGGTAAAGCGCTGACCCGCGAACTGCTGAGAGATCTGAAACGCGAAGGCGTATTTGGATTCACGTTCCATGTCGACAGCAGTCAGCACCGAGGCGAGCCTTGGGACGGCAAGAGCGAGTTGGAGCTGTGTGCGCTGCGTCTGCAGTTTGCGGAGATGGTCGCGGAGGCGGGACGCATCGCCTGCTCGTTTAACTCGACGGTGTACGTGGACAACATCGCCCAAGTGCCACAGCTCGTGCATTGGGCGCAGGAGCACATCGACATCGTCCACACCATGGTCTTCATCTGTTTCCGCCATGTGGTGCCGGACATGCCCTTTGACTGGTTCGCTGGTGGCAATCAGGTTCCGTGGGATCATATTTGGTACCACTCCAATGAAGCACGGCATGTCTCTGTCGGCACGAGAGACCTTGTCGCGAAGATGCGCGAGCACGAGCCGGAATTCACCCCGGCAGCGTACCTGAATGGTACGCATCAAGTCGACGCCCTGAAATGGCTGCTGACGATGCGCGTAGGCACACGTGAGAGCATTCTCGGCTACATAGGCCCACGACTGGCCGAGCTGGCCACGACTCTATATCACTACCGGACGGGCCGTTACCTGTCCTACGTTGGCCCCGGCACAACCCGTCGCGGACGACTGGCGATGGTCTTGTTGGCGCCCATCGACGAAGGTCTGCGCCGGGCATCCCGCCGTTGGTGGGTCCAGATCGCACGCAATCCGCTGCGTCTGGGCCGCAAGGTGCACATGCAGTCCATCATGTTCATCCAACCAGTTGACTTCACGGACAATGGTGATCAGAGCATGTGCGACGGATGTCCTGATATCACGGTTAACGACGGGCAGCTCGTGTGGTCCTGCCGGCTCGAGGAAGTCAAGGCTTATGGCCACTTCCTTAGGTCAGTACCACGACGCGAAACAACCACCACGGCAGGGGACTAATGCATCCCCGCGCAATCAAGGAGTCAGCGATGGCTGCCGAATGTTCGTCGAGACGCGAAAGGCGGAAGCTCTCGCATCGCCGGGAGATTCTCGATGCCGCCCTGGTGCTGTTTTCTGAAAATGGTTACCAGAACGTCTCGATGCAGCAAATAGCGGACCGAGCGGACTTCGCGTGTAGCGTCCAGATAGTCATGTCACGCCTCTGAGCCCGAAATAGGGTGACACCTCCCCCCCGCAGTGACCGGACAGGTCACCTGAAGGAGGGGAACGATGGGACTGTTCAAGCGAGGCACGAAGCCCGTAGACGGTGAGTCTGCGCCGGCGAACACGAGGCGAACGACCAAGCGCCAATCGCCTCCGGCCCCCCTGGAGATCAAACTGCTCGCCCTGGAGGCGCTGGCCACGGGCCTGAGCCGTAAGGAAGTCGCCGAGGTCATTGGCGTTTCGACCGGGACGATCAGTGCATGGCAGCAGCAGTATGATACGGGCGGACTACCCAGCCTGTATCGCAAACCGTCGTCGGTCGCCGTCAAGAATCGCTGCACCTTACTCCAGGAGCGGATCTTGGCGCATCGCCGGGATCATCCCGAGCAAGGCGTGCGGCGCATCCGGGACGAGCTGCGCCGCGGCGAGGCGCTCGATGTGAGCGCCGAGACGGTGCGCACGACGGTCAACGAGGCGGGTCTCGGCATCCCGCCTCCGACGCCCGGGCCACGGCCGCCGCAGGTCCGCCGCTTCGAACGATCACTGCCCAACGCGCTGTGGCAGATCGACATCTTCACGTTTGAACTCAAGCGGATGTACCGGGTCTACCTCATCGGGATCATCGACGACAACTCCCGATTCATTGTAGGCTGGGGTCTGTTCCGCCAGCAGACCGCCGACGCGGTGCTCGAGGTGGTGAAGGGAGCGATCGGCCAGTGGGGCGCTCCACGGGAGATCCTGTCGGACAACGGGCGGCAGTTTGTCGCCTGGCGGGGAAAGTCCCGTTTCCAGGAAGTGCTGAAGCAGCAGGGAATCGGCCACGTGCGCTCGGCGCCGCACCATCCGATGACCCTGGGCAAGATCGAGCGCTTCTGGCAGACGCTGTGGCGGGAGTTTCTCAGCGAGGCGGTGTTCGCCTCGTTTGCCGATGCGTGCCAGCGGCTGGATCACTGGGTGCAGTACTACAACCACCAGCGTCCGCACCAGGGGATCGACGGGGCCAGCCCGGCGGATCGATTCTACGGTGTGGCGGGAGACGTCGAGGAGGCGATCAAGCAGGGCTGCCAGGAGAATGCCCTGAAGCTGGCGCTGGGTCAGGAACCGCAACCGCCGCTGTACCTGCTGGGCCAGCTGGGTGGGACCGACGTGCGGGTGGTGCGCCGAGGCGACGATCTGGAAGTGAAGGTGGGCGAGGCGGTACGCGAGGTGATCCGCCTGGGAGCGCCGTACACGATCAGAGAGGATGGCCATGGCGAACGAACCGGGCAGACGCTGGCAGGACCTGACGGGGGCGGACCGCTGGGAAGTGATCGAGCGGGCGCGGCGGGGAGAGATCCGGGTGACGGAGCTGTGCCGGACGTTTGGGATCACGCGCCAGACGCTGTACCGGGCGATGGAGGCGGCGGACGCGGCGGCGAAGGAAGCGCTGGCGCCCAGGTCGCCTGGTCGCAAGAAGAAGCCGGCGAGCGAGAGCAAGGTGGAATCGCTGCAGCAGGAGGTGGCGGCGCAGCAGAAGGACCTCGCGCGGTGGCAGCAGAAGTACGAGGTGCTCAAAACGCTGCTGGAACTGGAGCGGAAGCTGGCGAAGGGGGAGCCTCTGCCGGGCGAGGAGAGAAAAAAACCCTGGCACCGGTAGTGAACGGCTACGTCGGACGCTATGGGCGATGGGTCAGGAACGACGGTGGGATGGAGGAGTGATGGCCGAAGTGCTGCAGATCACGCCGGCGGCCCTCGCCAGATGGCAACACCGGCAAGGCGATGGCGACGAGGTCGCCGGCGGCCGTGGCCGCCCGCACGCGGTGCCGCCGGCCGCCAGAGAGCGCATTCGGACGTGTTACGAGGCCCACTTTGGTCAGTGGGGCCCGCGGGTCATGCGCGAATGGTGCCTGCGCGAGGGCCTCGGCGAGTGGTGCGCGGCAACGATCGATCAAATTATCAGCGATCTGAAGAAGCCGGACACCAAGCCCAAGGCCAAGCGGCGGTACGAAGTGACGCGCAGCGACGTGATGTGGAGCGAGGACGGTGCTGGCTTTCGTCGGCGCCGCCGCAAGCGAGAACTGGTGGTCGCCCAGGACGAACACGCTCGCTACAAGGTCGGCCATCGCCTCGTGGCAGGCCCAGCTCAGGAGGACGACGTGGTGACGTACCTCGAGGCGGCATTTGAGACGCACGGGCCGCCGCTGGTGATGAAACATGACGGCGGTAAGATCTTTCACGGCGAGCAGGTGCAAGCGCTGCTCGACAAGTGGCAAGTCCTGGATCTTACCGGGCCGGCGTACTGGCCGCCGTACAACGGCAAGAAGGAGCGCTCGATCCGCGACATCAAGAGCTATGAGCGGGCAATGCGTAACCGGGGCGTCGGCCGCACACTCGCCGAGCGCCTCGACGCCACGATCAAAGACCTGAATGAGGACCGGCCTCGGCCGATGCTCGGTGGCCGGACGGCCCGCGAGGTGTACGAGGCGGACAAGGGGCCGCTGCCGGACCGGGCTGAATTGCGGAAGGAGGTAGAACTGGAGCAGATCCGTTTGACGTACCTGGCGACCTGCCGCCGGCAGGTGCGGGGCGCTCGACGGCGAGCGATCGAAATGGTACTATCACGTCACGGTCTGCTGCGGGAAATGGGTGACGTGTCACGTGATTTCTCGTCAGATCGGCGGACAGATTAAATGGGCGCTACAGCGAAAGGCGACGACTGATGAAACCGCTCGAAAGCTCACGCCCAGAAGATCTCTTCGACGGTCTTCGTCCGAGCGTCCTCCCGGACGCCGTCCTCGCGAAGATACAAGAGTTCACCGCCACAAAGAACTTATATGTGTCTGCAGTTCGCGAAATCGCAACGAAACTCGAGAATCTCAATGACGAATTCCAGTACACCAAGGATCGCAATCCAATCCACTCGATCCAGACGCGGGTCAAGACGCCGAGGAGCATCGCCGACAAACTCTTGCGGCTCGGTTTGCCATTGAGCGTCGATTCCGCAATGAACCACCTTGGCGATATCGCCGGGATTAGGGTGATTTGTCCGTATATCAATGATATCTACTTGATCGCAGACCTTCTAACGTCGCAAGCCGATATTGAATTGATCCATGTCGCCGACTACATCAAGGACCCAAAACCGAACGGATATCGCAGCCTCCATCTCGACGTGAAGGTCCCCGTGTTCCAATCGACGCGCACCGCAATGGTAACGGCCGAGATTCAAATCCGAACTATCGCCATGGACTTTTGGGCCTCGCTAGAACACGAGCTAGCATACAAACTGCCCGGGGACGGCACCCATGCGTTCGCCGATGAACTCAAGTCCTGCGCGGACGTAATTGCTGATACGGACAACCGCATGCAAAACCTTTACGACCTAACACGCAGGGAGACTCCCAGAAAGTAGCCAGATTGAGCAAGGCCACCTGCTATCGACACACAGAACCGGAGGTACGTGACGTGCTCGCGATCTCGTGCACTGAAGTCGTAGATGATCGGATAGTCTATACGTTGGTCGGTGACGTCACGACTATCCACTTAAGAAGACTAGCTCAAATCATCAATAGCACACGCACCCATGGAAGGACTGTGTGCTTCGACATGTCAGCGGTGATGATCCTTGACCGCGACACCACTTTCTTCTTCACCGAAGGGCCCGGACGGCTGGCAATACTCATCGATCCTCCGCCGCCACTCGATGAACTCCGACTCTAGCAATGATGTGGGTCCGCGGATAGTGCGCGGTCCGTAGCGACTGCTGCTCTTCACCTCGGCTCCTAGGGGCGCTGCCGTCGGATCGGGCATCATAGCAAGCCGTCGGTTTCGTGCACGGCACGATTCATTGACAACGCTCTCACGAGTGCGCGGGCGCCAGATTTCTGTCGCAAAGAGGAACCATGAATCGCCCTCGGCCTTTCGAATCCATTCTATCCATTGCAATTCATTTCGGACGATGGTTAACCCCTCGAGTTGATGCGTTCTTTCGGACGCTCATGGCGCTAGTCCTAAGCATACCTGCAGTATTCTTGCTATTCTCGCCGTTTCTTAAAGGTGTCGCGCCCGCTGGCCTGGCGGGCCTTTACATCGCCCTCGTAATTATGGGCTATTACATTGCGATTCTGTACATGCTTGTGGGCTTCGCCTTCATCCTTCTCGTTGCATGGCCCCGGGCGGCAATGTTCGCGAGCGGCTCCGTTCTATCGCTCACGCTCTTTTGGCTCGTTATTGACGGCTCACTGTACCGCAGTATGCGTTTCCATGCCGACGCATTCTGGCTGCCATTGGCCGTCACGTCGCCCGGCAGCCTCGGCATCACGACGACGATGCTGATTGGGGCCGTTGCTGCTCTCGGGGCTTCAGGAATCCTGGTCTGGTTTCTGTTTCGTGTAGCGAAGCAGCTACCCCACAAGCGGCCGATTGTCGTAGGAATGACCGTCGTCTGCATGCTCTCATTTCTGAGCAGCCAAGTGATCCACATCCTGGCGTACGAGCGCAACGACACGCGCATCACGGCCATCACGCCGCGTCTGCCCTTCTACTACGCGGTCCATTCGCGCCGCGAGGCCGCAAGACACAACGGCTTGTTACCGATTATCAACGAGTTGGGAACGGGAACAGCTACCAGTTCGTTAGCTTACCCATCACCCGATTTGTCGCTCGCTAGCATGCAAGCGGCGCGCCGGCCAAACATTCTTGTTTTGTTCTTGGAGAGCTGGCGAGCCGATTGCATGAATGAAGCCGTTTCGCCTAACATTCATCGCATGGCACAGCGATCCGCAACGTTCAATAACCACTACAGTTCCGGAAACTGCACGACGGCTGGCGTATTCTCACCATTTTACGGAATCCACTCCACATACTGGACGGCAGTCAAAGCCAACGCCTCCCATATCGACAATCCGGTGTTGATCGACGCCCTGAAGGCCAACGGCTATGACTTTGGTATCTTCGCCGATTCGGACTTCGACCGGCACAAGATTAGTGATACGATATTTCGCGGTATCGACCTCAACGAAGACTTCGCTGGCGATACACCAGATATGAACGACCGTGATCTAAATGACCGCCTTCTGGCGTTCGCCCTGCATGCACACATCACTGGCAATCCTTTCTTCGGCTTCGCGTTCTACAAATCGACGCACTTCGGCTACCACTACCCGAAGGACGCTGCGCACTTCAAACCTGCGTACAAGCTCAACATCATCAATCCTGACGGCCAACGCGATCGCCTGACCTATTTCAATGACTATCGCAACGCGGTTTACTACACGGATATGCTGATCGGTCACCTCCTGGGCGAGCTTGAAGCAGCTGGTGTACTAGAAGATACGATCGTAGTGATCAGCTCTGACCACGGCGAGGAATTCGACGACAACCATCAAGGCTATTGGGGACACGTCGGGAACTTCACAGGTTACCAGATTCGCGTCCCGCTTGTGGTCTATGTGCCGTGGGAGGCCCCACGACAGATCAACCAGGTGACTGCCCATGTTGACATAGCCCCCACGCTTATTCGCGAAGGTCTAGGGTGCGACGTCGACATCGCGAGCTACAGCAACGGGCGTGACCTCTTTGGGGACCTTCCATCTGAGCGACCAATCATCGTGAGCAGCTACGTCAACTACGCGGTGGTGACAGGAGAGGATGTTGCGGTCGTCTATCCAATGTACGTCGAAAAGTACAAGCTCTGGGACATCGGTGCCAAGTCAAACGGCCCGCGCCCCGATCTAGCTCGGCTCGCGATTGAAGAGATGAGCTGTTTCTATCGGGCCGTATCCCTTGCTCACCGTTGAGCGGCTTTCGCGATGGGACACCGCGTTCAGCCGGTAGATGGACAATGTCCGCGTGCTCCGCGTATCGCTACCGGGCTTGCCCACGGCGCCGCTCTTTAGGTTGCCAACGAAGCCGTTTACGAAGACCCGAGGTCACGTCCTTCGTCCCCCAGCGCTCTAGCCGTTGTCGCGCGTGGTTAGGGAATACTGAATGGCTGTCGGAATATCGTTGACTGGCTACGGTGTGCGCGAATACACTTGTGACCTCAGCGTGCTCAGGTTTCTCCCTCCAATCCCCCACCTGATCACGCTAACGGGGACCGGCATCGGTCCCCGTACTCGTCTTGGTTCTCCTTCACGACCAGAACGCCCTTGATGTGTCCGCGCCCGGCGAGCGGCATGTCCCCACTTCAGCGCGTCACCCCCCCTTTGTCCTTTCGAGACGGTGTGTCTGGCCCCGACCCGGTACAGGCGCTTCCGCACGCGAACCAAAGGGAAGGTGATGTTCCGACACGACGCGCTGGCCAAGGGGCGCTACCCGAGGGTGCCCTCGCGGTGGGATACCGAGTTCGGCCGCTGGGTGGCCGATTTCGGCGTGCCCCGAATCGTCGCCGGCTTAGCCCACGACCCCGCCCTGCGTGTCACTAACCAGGCCGTCTACGAGTGGCTCCAGGGCCACGCCCCGCACCCGGCCCGCGCCATCGCACTCGTCGAGATGTCCCAGGGCCGTCTCACCCTCGATGCCATCTACCAGCACAGCCGGGAGATGAGGCAGTCCGACGGCGACGCCCGGGGGCCGCGATGAGGATCGACCTGCAGATCGACTCTGCCCCGCTCGTCCTGCGCCTGCAGAACGGCCAGCGGCGCCTGGCCTACGCCGTCGTCAACGCCATCAACAACACGGCCAAGCGGATCCAGGCCGTCGAGCGTCGGCGCGTCGAGGAAGAGTTCACGGTCCGCAAGAAGGACTTCATCCAACGCCAGGCCGCGGTCATCAAGCCGTTCGCCAACGTGCAGCAGGGCAGGCCATACGCTGAGATCGGGGTCGGGCAGAAGCCGCGCCTGCTGCTCTCAGCCTTCGAGCGCGGGGCCGAACGCAAGCCGTTCACGCAGGGCGCCAGGCGCGTTGCCGAACCCGTGGTCGGCGGGCCCGCGCGTCCGCAGTTCTCAGCGCAGGTCACGCCCGAACTGCGCGCCAGTCGCCTGCGCTTCGACCGCACCAAGACGGGCCGACGCCGCGCCGGCGTCACGCGCACCAAGGCCTACCTCGTGCCCGAGGTAGGCATCTTCCAGCGCATCAGTCCCACCGCGACGCGCCTGGTCTACTTCTTCTCGAAGGGCAAGAAGATCAAACCGCGCCTGCACTTCGTCGAGACGGCCGAGAAGGAAGCGGATCGGTGGTTTCGCGAGGAGATGGAGCGAGAGGTTATCAACGCGATCGCGAGGGCGAAGGGAAAGGGCCTGTGAACCCGAGAGAATCGCGCGCCGCTTGGCCCCCGCGACGCGCCAAGACCATAACTGCTTATGGCGTAGGTACTTCCGGCGTTATCCGCCGCGGGTGCCGGCGACCTCGGCCCTCATAGCGTAGGAGAGTCATGAAACAAGTTACCACCGACACCAAACGTTCCAGTTCCGAAACGCCCACGAAGGCCACGGACGCGCCCGAAACGGCCGCCACCGGCGATTCTGCGGGCGCGGACTCCCCTGTCCGTCTGCCCGGGAAACTGGAACACTGGAACATCGACCGGCTCCGCCCCTACGAGCGGAATCCCCGGACCCACAGCCCGGAGCAGATCACCAAGATCGCGGCCAGCCTGCTCGAGTTCGGCTGGACGAACCCCATCCTGGTCGACGGCGATGCCGGCATCATCGCGGGCCACGGTCGGCTCCTGGCCGCCCGCGAGCTGCGCATGACCACGGTCCCGGTGATCGAGCTAACCCACCTGACCGAGGCCCAGAAGCGGGCCTACGTCATCGCCGACAACCGCCTGGCCCTCGATGCCGGCTGGGACGAGGACCTGTTGGCTGAGGAGCTGAAGGCCCTCGAAGGCCTCGACTTCAACCTCGAACTGACCGGGTTCGACCTGGACGAGTTGCACGACCTGCTCGCCGACGAGACCGCCGAGGACGTGCCTGCACCCGAGCCGCCCGAGGAACCCACGAGCCAGCCGGGCGATCTGTGGGTCCTGGGCAACCATCGCTTGCTCTGCGGCGATAGCTGCGACCCCGCGTCCGTCGACCGGCTGCTTGGCGGCGAGAAGATCCACCTGGTGAACACCGATCCGCCCTACAACGTGAAGGTCGAGCCCCGGTCCAACAACGCCATCGCCGCCGGCCTGTCCAGCTTCCCGCCGTCCACCAAGAGCGCCGTCGATGCCTCCGACGCGAAGGGCATGCACCACCAGGGATTCGATCTCGCGCGCCACAAGACCAAGTCCAAGGCCACCGGGAAGATGCGCCCGAAGGACCGCCCGCTCGCCAACGACTTCGTCTCGGACGAAGCCTTCGACGAGATGCTGATGGCCTGGTTCGGGAACATCGCCCGCGTGCTGCAGCCTGGGCACTCGTTCTACATCTGGGGCGGCTACGCCAACTGCGCCAACTACCCCCCGGTGCTGAAGGCCTGCGGCTTGTACTTCAGCCAGGCGGTCATCTGGGTGAAGGAGCACCCCGTGCTCACCCGCAAGGACTTCATGGGCAACCATGAGTGGGCGTTCTACGGCTGGCGCGAGGGGGCCGGTCACAACTTCTACGGCCCGACCAACGCCGTCGACGTCTGGGCGGTCAAGAAGGTCAACCCGCAGAGCATGGTCCACCTGACCGAGAAGCCGGTCGAGCTGGCCGTGCGCGCCATCCAGTATTCGTCCAAGCCGGGCCAGAACGTCCTCGACCTGTTCGGTGGCAGCGGTTCGACCCTGATGGGAGCCGAGCAGACCGGACGGCACGCATTCCTCATGGAACTCGATCCCGCCTACACCGACGTGATCGTGATGCGCTGGCAGGAAGCCACCGGACAGAAAGCCACGCTCGACGGGGACGGACGCACGTTCGACGCGGTCGCCGCTGACCGCGGGGCTTCCCGGGATGAGTAGGCGGTGGCCAGGGGAGCGAAGAAGGAGCTGATCTCCCAGCGCGAGTACGCTCGTCGGCGCGGCGTGACCCACGTCGCGGTTCAGCGTGCCATCAAGACGGGCCGGATCTCAACGGTGAACGGACAGATCGATCCAGCGCTCGCGGACCTGCAATGGCAGGAGAACACCGACCAGAGCAAGCCCCGCAACCGAATCACGGGCAACCCGAAGCAGGCCAAAGCGCCTGGCGAACCGTCCGAGCCCATGGACCTGGGCGTGACCGACGAGGTCATTGGCGGGCCGTCTACCGCCAGCGGTTACGCCAAGGCACGCGCCGCTCGTGAGCTATACCAGGCGCAGCTGGCGAAGCTCGAACTGGACAGACAGCGGGGCACGCTGGTGCGCGCCGACGAAGTGCGCCTTGGCGCCTTCAACATGGCCCGCAAGGCGCGCGACCAGTTGATCGCTCTGCCCGAACGGCTCGCCACCGTCCTGGCCGCCATCCAGGAGCCCGCCGAGGTCCAGCGCATTCTCGAGGAAGAGATCGAGCGGATCTGCCAGGAGATCGCGGATGCAGAACGGCCGTGACGTCTACGAGACCGCCTACCGGGCGGGCTGGCGCCCCGAGCCGCGGCTGACCGTGAGCACCTGGGCGGACGCGCACCGCGTCATGGGCAACCGCGCGGGCCACGCGGCGACCCACTGGCGCACGGCGACCACGCCCTACCTGCGCGAGATCATGGACGCCCTGGGCCCGCGCTCCCCCGCGCGCCGAGTCGTCTTCATGAAGGGCTCCCAGCTGGGCGGCACTGAGGCCGGTAACAACTGGCTCGGGTTCGTCATGCATCACTCGCCCGGCCCGATCCTGGTCCTGCGTCCCACCGTGGACGAGGCCCGGCGCTTCAGCCGGCAGCGCCTCGACCCCATGATCGC